CGACACCATTAGCGCCGTCCAGTCCATTAATACCATTGATACCATCAACACCGTTAGTACCATCAGCACCGTCAGCACCGTCAGCACCATCAGCACCATCGGCTCCATCGGCTCCATCGGCTCCATCAGTAAAGCCTGTATTAGAGTTAGGCGTAGTACATTGAAGAGTCACATCACCAGACGTAGTGCCTACGATGTTCCTGTATCTAGCGATTATGTCGTAGGTTACGTCATCAATTAGCCCAGTGATTACCTGCTGAGTCTGGTCGTTAGGACATATAGTCCATGTGTACTCAATTTCAGTAGTCAGCTTATGACCTATTAGAATCGTCTCTACAGTAGATGTACCCGTAACAATCGAATCCCAAGCGACTGTAATGTGCGTTATAGCGGTAGTATCTTGATTTAACAAGGTAACACCAGTAGCAGTTACATTCTGCATATCAGCAGGCTCATCGAATATAGTACTTGGCACATACTCAGGTGCAGGCTCAGGTTCTGTTACGTTCCACGGGTAAATATTCGCATAGTATTCTTGAGCAGATATCTCCACTGTGAGGTCGTTATTTATCCTAACTGATCTAACTCTGTAAGGCTTGTTAGTTAGTCCTAGAGCACCTGTAGATACAGTAATAATGTCATTAGGCTCTAACTGCATGGCAAGAGGCTGAGCTTTAAAGGTAACTATCTGCTGATTGCGTGAGTCCTTTACCATGAACTCAGCCATGTCTAGAGCTTGTGCGTGACTAGTTACACCTGAGAGAGTAGCTTCTGTGTTCAGTTTTTCATTGTTATCTTGTGTTAGATACGTAGCGTAGGCTGTACTAGAATCGGTAGGCCATGTCACCGCATCTTCCTTGTATGACTTAGCGGCATTAGGGAACTTGACAGTAACCTGATTTAGGCGCTTAGACCTATCAGCGTAGGCTATAGCAACACCCCCGATAACATTATCATTACTGAATGACATTGAGGAAGTACCAGCTATCTCCATAGAGACAACATATTTACCATTAACAAATGGAAGGGAGCCTTTAAATGTCTTTAGAATCTCCGACACGTTCTCCTTACTATCCACGTCGGGCTGTATGACAAGATTACATGTGAAGCGCTTCTGAGTTGCAGTAGTGTTTGCGTTAGGGTTGTAACTCCCAGCAGGCACGTATACATACTCTCCAGTCTCAGGGTCATATATTAACCTTCCAGTAGTCTCAGGGTTCTGAGACGGCAGGCTAACTACTACATCACACTCATCAGCGGCATCCTTAAAGCTAGGGATATCTAGATCAGTGATACTAAGCCCCTTACCGTGCTCAGACGTTAAGTAGTCTAATAGTATAAGTGCAGGGTTATCGGACCATGCTTTGATCGCAGAATTACTAGGGTTAGCCCTAGGGTCCCAGACCTTTAATCCTTTGATTTCTGCTGTAAGTTTAGGATCTCCGTAGTACTTAGGGGTGTCCGCCGTGTATAGGAAGCTGTCCCATGACCAGCAGATGCCTTTGCCTCTCATGTCGGTAGTAATACCATCAAACCCAGCGGCTAACTGGGAAAACATTGTCTGACTAGTTGATCCATGTTTATTTAAAGATCTAAAGTAAGGGCGATTACTTTTAGCGTTGATGAATCGCTTATGAGTCATAGGGTCATCATCAATCTCATAATAGTTAATACTCTCTATTTCACCCAGACACCAAACGTCGATACGGTGTAGGAAGTCCTTATCGTCTCTAGAGGACGCGTAGGAGAACTCTCCGTTATGTGTGAAGCCTGAATCAGCGACAGTCGCTACTGAGGGTATAGGCAGTCGTTGCCTAGAGATATCTTCCCAAACCTTAATAGGAGCAACACGTCGCTTACCATAAATCAACGGGATAGGATGGCTACCCCCTTGCTTCTGAATTAAGATACCAGCTTGCTGGTCTTCCATTTCTTTCTTTTGTTTAGCACCCATCGCCACAGAGGCGACTACAGATGCTATTGATACCACTAGGGCTATAAGTCCTAAGGCCATAATGTGTGCTCCTGAGTTATCGTTTACCCCATCCTAGAGAGTCCGAGCTTTCTTCGTGGGCGTACTTAAATATGCGGTCTCCGCTGTGGATACCCTGCTGTATAGAATCACTGGTATATCTTCCGCCCTTCTGGTTGTAGTTAGCCCAGTGAGATGTGAGCTTCAGTGTAAGTGTCGATGTGGAATTACTCTCTTTAACAGCGAAGCTGTCGAGAGTCCCTCTATATAAGATGGTCGGTGTACCGACTATTGATCCGTTAGCTACAATCGCTAGATAAATGGTGGCTGTGTGGCCTCTATAGTTTCCGGCTGTGTACCCCTGAGCTACAGAGATGTTTACGTTACTAAGAGTTAGAGTGTAACTAGATAGGCTCATCCCCTGAGTCTGGGTAATAGGTGAGAACCCTGTTACTAGGCCATTAGATATATAGGTTTTACCATTGTGACTAAGATCCTTGGAATGATTTGTAAAATGTAGGTTAGCTGGTAGATCGCAGATGTAAGCATACTCGAAGCTGTCAGAACCGATCGCGGCTAACGTAGAGTTATCGAGAGTCAACATTACAGTCTCTCCACTACGTCAATTTCTAACCTTACTGTGCCATCTGTTCCGTACTCGATCACCTGTAAGTCGTTACGCAGAGACACTCGCATATAAGTCTCGTTGGGGACTAAGATACCACCACTCACTAACTTATCAGGGTAGGTATCACTTCCGCCCGTTTTTACCATGTAGGTTTTAGCGTGATTATTGTAGTTAACGTATTCACCAGCGGCACCCCGAGTATTGCCGAAAGTTGGGATCTTTATGTAAAAGATTCCGTTAGAGCCTTCTTGCTCCATAATAAAAGAATGGATCTGGTTGAACGCTCCTCGGTTCATGGGAGGGAACACGAGAGTCGCCTCGAATCTCTGACCGCCTACCTTCCTAGTCAAGATCTTTCCTGAGAGGCTCTCAGACCGAAGGTTATTAACCTTTGATTTAATATTATAGCTAACCGGAGATGGGCTAGTCGGTAGCAATGGAGATGGCATTTAGAGCCTCCTATTAGAATTTGGTATTAGAAAAGGGGCCCGAAGGCCCCTCATGTTTAGAATGGTGAATTCTGGGCTGACTCGTTATATATATCTCGAATCATTCCCTCGAACTTACCACGGTGGTTCTGTAGCATAGCTTCGACATTATCCGCGTCTCCGCCTGTTACATTGAAGTTAAGGGTAGGACTGTTAGTAACAGATGCGTTACCACTATTCTGATTAGCTAAGAATGAGGACATGTCCTTATTCAAACGCTTATCAACTACTCGCTCACCTTGTTCCAGTAAGTAGGTCCCAGTGTTAGGCACGTTATCGATACCATCGTGGAACTGTCCTTTAACTTTGTTTAACTGTATAGCACCAGCGGCGGCTGTCTTTACGCCGGCTAAAATATTAGCTGGGAAAGGTAGCTTAAGTGCTTCCGCTATACCTGTAGCTGTAGACATGATGATCTGCTTAATGGCTGAAGCCTTCTGGAGCATCTGTAGCTTCTTAGACCCTTTAGCGCCAGCGTCAATAACATCTTCCCAGCTACCAGTAGCTAGGTCTGTAGTCATTTGAGCGAAGTCCGCCTTCATGTTAAACAGTTTCTTCATGGCATCCATTTCGATCTGAGATTTAGCCTCAAGATCAGCACGTAGCTGTTCCTGTTCTGTAAGTGCTTTATCTTCTGGAGACGCTATATCTTCAATACCAGCACCGCCATCCTCTTCCTTAGGTGTGAATACTTCAGGAGTGAATATGGATTGAGTGAAGCTATTGTTTCTATTTTGTATCTCAAGTAGCTTAGCCTCTAGGTCCTTAACTTTCTTAGTGGCCTGAGTGGTATCTATTTGAAACGCAATAGGTGTAGCATCATCTAGGAAAGGTATCTTGTTATATATCTCTAACAAGTTGTTAACCTTCTTAAGGGCCTCGGTCAGGAGGTCGTTAAATATCCCAATGAATCCGAGCTTGAAATTAGCAAACCCTAGCTCCATGTTAGTGTAGACCTCTAAGACACCATCACGAATATCGAGGAATGCCATAGTGAACATTCGGCCTAGGTTGCTGAGAGTGTTCTTAGTCTCACCAATCCAGTTTCGGAAGGCCACCTTGATCTCATCGATGTTCTGTATGGCCTTATAGATCCCTACGCCTATTAATGCTATTCCGCCAACTATCCATGTAATCGGGTTAGCCAACATAGCGACGGCTAGTCCGAACATAGCAGTAGTTAATGCGGCTATACCGACTAAGACTATAGCGCCAGTCATGACACCAAGGCCTACAGCGATCTCGTCAGCGTATTTAGCCATAGACGTTAAAGCAGGCTCAGCGTTCTTCATGAACTTAGTAGCGGCCTGAGTGATTCCCCTAAACAGATCGTTAATACCATTCTCAGCGACTACCATCTGTAACTCTTCTAACTGCGAGTTGAATAATAGTAGATCACCGTTGAGGCTATCCATCTGTGTAGCGGCCATCTTCTCAGCGGCCTTACGTGCGTTATCTAGTTTCTTCTTAAGTGCATCAGCACCCATCAGACCTTCATTCATAAACTGCATCATTGCAGAACCAGCACGACGACCGAATATAGCGATCATGTCTTGCTCATCACCGCCAGCGGCTTTAAGGTCAGTAAGAATGTCAGTAAGTCCACGGACCTTACCTTCAGCATCCTTAGTGTGTACACCAAGTCTTCGGAGTGTCTTAGCTTGTTGAGTCATAGCGCCCGTAGAGTCTGCGATTGCTTTCTCTGTGAGGCCACCAGTAGTCGCTAGAGACGAGAACGCTCCTCGTAATGCTGTACCAGCCATAGACCCTTTTATACCAGCGTTAGCCATCATACCGATAAGCGTAGAGGTCTCTTCGATCTCCATACCCATTGCTCGTGCAGACGGAGCGGCGTAAGACATAGCGGTCGCTAGGTCTGTTAGATTTGTATTACTTTTTGCAGTTGTTACTGCTAGTACGTCAGCGGCTCTCTCTAGTTCAGTACTAGACATGCCCAGACCCTTCATGATGTTGGTCATAAAGTCCGCTGTATTCTGTACACTTGTTTTCGTTGCGGCGGCTAGGTCCAAGGTAGGGCGTAGCGCGTCATTAATTTCTCTTACATTTAAACCAGCTTGCGCTAGGAATGCTCCAGCTTGTGCTGTTTCTGTTGCTGTGAATCTGGTAGCTTTTGCGGCGTTACGCATAGAGACTGATAGCTGATCTAGTTGTTTCTTAGTAGCTCCGGTCTTGGCGGATACGTCCTGTAGTGCTTCTGTGAAGTTACCGTAGGTCTTAGCAGACTCTATGAATATCTTACCTGCGACGGCCCCGACTGCTACGAAGGCGGCGGTGGCCGCTTTAGCAGACTTAATCATCTTACCGAATGAACCCTCGGCGGCTTTAGAGGCCTTATCTAGATCCTTACGGAATTTAGCACTGTTAGCCACCAGATCGACTGATAGCCGACTGATAGTAGCCATGTTTAACCCTTCTAATGTTTTATTTTAATAGACGTGTAGTTCGACGTGCTTGTGTTTTAGCAGACTTCTCTATGCCCTTTCTGAGGTGCATTCTGAATCTGAGGATAGTAGAGCGTTCTCTACCCTGTATAGCTGGGCGCATGAACGGTTGAGCTTTAGTTCGTGCGTTTCCATATTCGATATTAAGAGCTTGGTGTCCAGTCATACCATCCTTCTTACTAGCGCGACCTGCTGACACCGAGGCGATCATAGAGGCCTTGCGACCGGACTTACGTAACCTACGTACATCGGTAGTAGCTGATACCCGAATAGTCCCGTACAGACCTCCAGTGGCCCTAGGGACGTTGTTTCTAACACTAGCGGCGACCGGCTCCATTGCGGATCTACCGGCGGCCTTTAATACTTTCTTTTGGAGATCAAAGTCTAACTCTCTAAGAGATTCGTGAAGTTCTTTAAGGCCTGAGACCTTAACAGTCATGAAGTCCTTTTTAGCCATTTGTTTTCTCCGATAATGATTTGAATAGGGCCATTTGCTGACCTTGTATCTTCTTGCGGTCCATAAAGGACATAGACTTCGGTTGTTGATAGATACTAATGAAGTCGGTAGGTTGTAGGACCTTTTTACTTCCAGCACAGTTTGCTGTAGTTGCGGCTATGAGACCGGCCCTGTAATCCTCTCTAGCAGGACCGAACGGCTCAATAGAGTAATAGGCCATCCACTCGGATAGCTCTTGAGAGGATAGGCTGTTCTCTAACTGACGGACGGTCATACCAAGATGACCAGCCAAGCGGAACTTAAATCGCCTAGCTGGGTCTCGTTTTAGTTTCCCTCAAGTTCGCTCACGTCTTCGTCAGACATACCGGACATAGACCTAGCTATGTCGAACAAGCGGTTAACTACCTGAGCGTTCTTCTTGCCTAGCTCGATAGCGTCGCTATCTTTAAATATACGCTCACCATCAGCATCACATACTGATAGGACTACCAGACGTGCGCGGAGGTTGTCTAGGTTAGCTGAAGATCCTATAGATGCCTCAAACTGGTCACGCTCTCGCGCAGTTAAGCCTCTGACACACACATCCCCTCCCCACTCAGGGACGGCGACTTCTTTCACGTCTAAGTCAACGGCTTTAAAAATTGATTTACGATCTAACATGATATGTCTCCTAAATATTTAAAAATCAAATAATAGCCCACTCCGTAGAGTGGACCGTTATAAAGTTACTGTACAAATTAAACAGTAGTAAGATCAAAAGCAACAGCGCCATCGATAGCTATTTCGACGTTTGCAGTTACTACGTCTTCTACTGGAGTATCGATAGAGTATGAAGCAATGTAGCCAGTAAACTGAGCCACAGCGTTCTCTGCTCCAGAGATCCACTTAACAGCGAAAGTCTGAGCAGTACCAGCATCGTACTTAGCTTTAAGAGCAGTGTGGCTAGTGTCGCCAGCTACCCAGTTAATAGTGAGGGATAGAGTACCAGAGTCCTTCTGACCTACTAACTTCTGCTTGTATGCAGAGCCGTAGCTGTTGTACTCGATGATGTTAGCGGATAGCTCTAGGGTACCTACTGAAGATACCTCGGCGACCTTTGTACTTGCGTCAATAGTCCCGTCGATAGCCGAAGTCATGTGTAATTCTGTAGCTAATCCGTGGAATGGAGATGCGATTGCGCTCATTATAATATTCCTTAGTTTGTGTATATGTTTAAAATAAGTATATTCCGATAGAGCTTCTGCTCTTCTTCATACGTATTGATTGCTGATTCTACGTGGGCACCTGTTACAGACGATGCTCCCATAGTTCCTGTCATACCGTTAAGCTGGGTGTTTATATGCTCTGAGAGTTGTCTCATAGAGACATAGCTAGGACTATAAACAGAAAGGGTTACGTTATATCTGATAACAGATTCAAGACTACCTATCTGAGCTAGAGGAAAACCAGCGCCGATATCGTAAACGATGGCCGTGGTTGTAATGTCTTGAGGAAGTCTGAGAGCGTAAACGTCCGTTCCTACCATGTTACTGATATTACTGTTAGACAGTAGGTGAGTTCTAAAATCAATATCTATCATGATCGTTCCTCACATATCATTTGAATCTCGCGGTCCCTTAACATCACATTAGCTATAGAGCTAATCTCTAAATGCATACCCTTTAAACTTATGTAAGCATTACGTGGTAGCGTTGTTAGCTCGGAGTAATAGCGAAACCGTAGGTCGTACTCTGTCTTACTAACTACAGAATCAGACTCTACAGTCTCACGCCGTGGCTTA